GGGGGGGGGGAGGGGGGTAGCCTATGTCGTGCCAAGGTGGGTTGGCACGGATATTGCTGTGCCTTATTGTATTACCATACTGGCTTACTGTTTTTCTCTAGTACATCAACAGCATTTGTCACTGATACCATCTCGTCTTGCCAGTATTTAACAGAATCTTCTGCATTATGCTGTCGTGCAACAGCCAATTCTCTTTTGATAAACTCAATTCGATGTGACAAAGCAAAGCGCAAAACAAACTTAGTTTCGCTGTCGAGTTCGATTTTGTATTTCATGTTGTTACTGTGTTGTTGTTGTTGTTGTTAGATAGTGCCAACCAATTCCATCATCCAAGAGTCGCGACGTTCGTCGAACCAGATGTTCGCCTCGGCCTTTTCGGCCTCGGTGAGTTCCATCGGCTCACCGCCCCAAGACTCAGGGATCGGTCCCGTGAAGTCTTCGATGCGGAGGGCGATCATGCTGCTCAGGTTGCTCTCGGCGCTGATGTTGGCGAAGTCGTTCGTCATGTTGTTAAGATAGGGTAGAAACTCTTTTCTGTCTAGGACTTTTTCAGACTTTTTTCAGACCTCAACCATCGTGCCGTTGTTGTTGCGGAAGTACGTTCCGCTGCTGCTGCGCTTGGGCATCGGGGCGAAGTCAACCGTTTTCGCAGGAACCGTCACGCTGATGTTGGCGATTGCTTCCGCCTCAGTCTTGCCGTGGGACACACCCGTCGTGCCGTCCGCCTTGCGGTACGTCACACCAACCAAAGCCACCGTCTTGAACTTGCTCACCTTCAGAATCGCAATCTCGTTTTGCATGGACACACTATGGGCTAGAACTCGGTGAGCGTCAAGACTTTCAGATACTTTTTTTCACTTTTTTTCGATGGCCTGGACAGCACAGGTTGGCACAGAACATGCTAGGAGGGGGGGGTTTAATCGCGCACTACACCTAGCACAAACCGTGCCAAGGTAGGGGGAGGGGGCAGAGACTCCCCCCTTTTTTTGAAATTTTTTGTTTTGACAATTTTTTAGAAAAGGTAGGGGGACATTTTCCTCAATCTCTAATTCATTTTATCATAAAACAACGTACTTCACCGTACCCCTCCCCCCCATTTTCCCAAAAAATCGCCAATATTAGAGAAAAATCTCCATATAAAAAACTAAAAAAAATCCAGCCCCTCCATATAATAAAATATGTCTAAAAAGATAGCCCTTCTTCAGGTATGGTTTGGGCCATTTCCTTCTTATTTTTATACCCATCTCAAAACATGTAACAATCAAAACCAAAACATAAATTTCTTTATATTTACCGATCAAAATATAAAAACATCTTATCCCAACGTAAAAATCCATTATATAAACAAAGAAGTATATAAAAAAGTAATATATGATAAAACAGCCATTGTCGCCGACATATCAGAAAACAGAAAATTATGTGATTATAAAGTCTTAGCCGCCCACCTATTCGAAGGATACCTATCAGAATATGATTATGTAGGGTTTTATGATATTGATTGTATATTTGGCGATATGTATGATATGTTATTGCCTCATTTAGATAAAGACATAATCTCTATTGGAGACGATACTTATTTTACAGGAATTCGTGGTCCATTTACAATATGGAAAAATACTGCATTTTATAATCAATACTATAAAAACATACCAAATTACAAATCTCTATTAGAAGACAAAGAATATAAAGCTATAGACGAACACCAAATAAACGGATGTCTCATAAAAGACAAAATACAAATAACGAGTTTCTCAGAATTAATAAATATGCGCAAAAATGGCAGATACATTGGCGAAGCAGTTTTAAAAGGTAAAAAATTATACATCCAAGATCGCGAATCTCTATTATCGCACTTTTATTATAAAAAAGATCTAGGAATACAAGATGGTACTTTATTCTATAATAAAAAAGTATTATTAGAAGATTTCTATTGGGTAGTATATTTTGATAAAAAGTATGAGCCTGTCGCGAAACAAATGTTGAACACAATAAGTATGTTTTCTAATCGCAAATGTATTATTTATAGTCTTAATTATGATTTGGACGTTACAAGAGATTTAGATTTGAACAAAGAGCAGTTTATATCTGTGCCTTTTTATATATTTAAAGACGAAACGCAAGATATAGATTTATTACGAAACATAAAGCCTTTTTGTCTCAAAGATAGTTGTGAACGTTATCCAAATACTAATTTTGTATATATTGATACTGATTGTTTTTTAACTGTTACCGCCGATCATATTGCTAATTATGTTTCCAAGCTTAAAAATCATCCTTTAATTAATCTTAATTTATACGATAGCGTATTTCATACAAACTTTTTTGGCGACGGCAAACCTTTGCACGGTCTACAAGTATTATCGGACGCTTTAAATATTCCTATTTCAGTATATCCAAGAAGAAAAGCTAATGTTATAGTTTACAACTCTAATCATCATAACTTTTTCTCAGAAGCTACAGAAATATATGAAAAATACAAGAATACAAGACCGGGAATATTCGCTTTGCACGACGAAGACACTTTTAATATATTATTGTCTAAGTATAACTACACAGAAAGCCTACCGACAGTAGATATCGAAGAAACAAATAAGTTATACATTGAAAAATATAATGAATACGGCGCATCTAATTGTTTTTCCGCTCATAAGATTTTGCCCAAACATATAAATGATATTTTCTGCTTTCATAGAATTAAATCTATATCAGAGTTCAACGACATAAAAGATCATTATCTTAAAAAAGTGTTCTCGCATGATGAGTTGTATTGCAGTTTGGTAGACAATGAAGACACTTTCCAATTAAGTAGAAAAAGTTTCATCGCAGAAAAGCAATTTTCAGAGTTTGTAGATATAAAAATATACAATAAAAAAGGAAATTTATTACTTAATTTTGAAAGAGCGGAGATATTCAAATACTTTCATTTTTACTCTAGAAATTTTGCTCACAATTTAGATCATGTTTACGTTAAGATTGCTGAGTCTGATTCAGGAAATATTATATTTAGCAATTTTATGAAAATTCATAAATGAAAATTCTAGGTCACGCAAGTTACGTTGGAAACACTGGTTATAACGCCCATTCAAAAGCATTTTTTCGCGCACTAAGCAAGAAGGTTGAAACCAAAGTTAGAAATTTTACTATTGGACCAAATTGGAGTGGCTATATAGATAAATATAATAATCCTCATAATTCAGACGTTAATAATTTAGACAAAAATATACTTATTTCACAGAGTCTTTTTGATGCAGATAGAAATTTGAACGATTTTCCTCTTTATAATTATGATAATAGTTATGTTGCGGACGTTAATATTATTCTTAATAGCGTAAATCATTATTATTTTTATCAATCATATAAAGGTCCAAAAATTGGATACGTCGTTTGGGAGAACACATTATATCCACAAGATTTTTTTGGTAAACTTTTAGAATGCGATCAGGTGTGGGTGCCTACTGAATGGCAAGCAAAGATAACTATAGATCAAGGTATTCCAGCTAATAAGGTAAAAATTGTAAGAGAAGCTGTGAATCCAGAAATTTACGAAACAAAAACTTCTCCATTATCAAATGATGTTTTTACTTTTGTTCTATTCGGAGCTTGGGGCGATAGAAAGAGTACAAAAGAAATTATCAGAAGTTTTATCAACGTATTTGGTAATAATAGTAAAGTTCAATTGATTTTGTCTGTCGCTAATAATTTTAACAATGATGGATTCGCAAATACTCACGAAAGATTAAAAGCAAACAATCTATATGCATCTAATATAAATATTGTAGATTTTGTTCCAAGAGAAGATTATATTAGATATATTCAAAATGCTCATGTTTTTCTATCTTGTGCGCGTGGAGAAGGGTGGAACATCCCTCTTATAGAGGCGATGGCTTGCGGAGTTCCTTCCATATACTCTAATTGCAGTGGACAACTTGAATTTGCAAAAGATAAAGGCATTCCAGTTAATATTCGTGGTCTTGTATTAGCGAAAGATTTTCCAGATAATAAAAATCAAAATTCACCGGGATATTGGTATGAACCTGATTTTCAAGACTTAAAAAATAAGATGTTGGAGGTTTACAATAATTATTCTTTTTATAAAGAAAAAGCTATTGAAGAGTCTAAGCATATTCGCAATACTTTTACATGGGAAAATGCCGCCGACGCAGCAATGAATCATCTGAAAGAATTGAGTTGCAGTAACATAAAACTTGAAGTCAGTTGTAGCTTTGTCGGAACTGGCGGCTTGAATACTTTTTGTCAAGAATTGCTGCCAGAATTAAATAATTATTGTGATGTTAAAATTAGAAATTACACAATAGGTAAAAATTGGAATGGTTATAATGAAACTCCTCATGATTTAGATATTGAAGAGCGACATAAACAAATTTTACATAAACAGACTTTATATAATTCTGATGGTTCACGTTCTGATTATCCAATATACAATCATAAAAAAGAGTTTACGCCAAATATTAATTTAGTAATGGAAGGGCTAAATCATTATTATTTTTATGATGATTATGTTGGGCCGAAGATTGCGTACACAATGTATGAATCTACTGAATTTCCACAAGGCGCTCTAAATCAGTTGAGAACATTCGATCAACTATGGATTCCATCTCAATGGCAGAAAGATAATTTAATTAAACAAAATTTTCCAGAAAATAAATTAAAAGTTGTGCCTTTAGGAGTTGATGAAAATATATTTTTTCCAATATCGGAAAAATTTACAAAATTTACATTTGTTTTAGTTGGCAGATGGGATGCACGAAAAAGTACAATGGAAATTATTAAATGTTTTAAAGAAAAATTTGAAAATAATGATGATGTTCAATTGCTTTTACTAGTTGATAATCCATTTGATATCGATGGATTGGGATCAACAAAAAACAGACTAAAACATTACAATCTAAATAGTGAAAATATTAAAGTTTTATCTTTTACTACAAAAGAAGAATATGTTTCTATATTAAAACGTTCTCATGTTTTCTTATCATGTTCTCGCGCAGAAGGGTGGAATCTTCCATTGATAGAAGCAATGGCTTGTGGGACAGTATCAGTTTATTCTAATTGTAGCGCACAGTTAGAATTCGCAAAGAATCTAGGAGTTCCAATAAATATAGTTGGAGAAGAGCCAGCGTCTTTATACAATCAAAGACAATTCGACAAAAATATTGTTGGAAATTATTATATACCTGATTTTATAGATCTATCAAATAAAATTCTTGATATTTATAAAAATTACGCAGTTTATAATACTATCGCCATACAAGAATCAATAGTGATAAGAGAAAAGTTTTCTTGGAAGCGAGCTTCTTTGAAGGCTTATGAAAATATGAAATCTTTAATTAGTGAAATAAAAAATACTGAAGTTAAAAATATTGAATTTGTAAAATTCATAAGAAACAGTAGAGGTATTGAGTATAAAAATATTTCTGATAAAACATTATCAGTAAAAATTAAAATTTTTGACACAGCTTTAAATAGCTATCCTCATGAAGAAAATTTAACACTAGATGCAAATGGAATTTATTATACGACTCTTTATGAAGACTATCAACCTAAAGATAAATTAGAATTTACAATTTTTGATAATTCTAATAATTTATTATTATCTATAGAAAAGAGTTTTACTGGTTTTAAAAATCTTGATTATTATATAATAAAGGGAAAAGATGTTTTAAATGATAAAGATCTATCTTTTCGTTATTCTGAAAAGGATAATACATTATATTTTAACACTATGGGAAAAGAGTTCCACGATGTTAAAATAATTATTAAAGATTTAAATTCTAATCTTACGTTTTCATCTTTTCTAGATCAAGCTTCAATTATTAATGGTATAAATTATTTTGCAACTCCAACTAATTCTAGAAATTTAGATTTAGAATTTTTTAATGGATGTAAATTGATGGTTTTCAAGGATAAGATGCTGCTTTTTGAAGTCGATGTTCCGATAGAAAATAATTTATATAACAAATCTAATTGTCGTAAATTTTATTATGATGATGAATCGGCTTTAAGTATTTTAGACTATTTTTTTTGTCAAAAAATAGATTTTTATTATTATGATTTTTACAAAAATAACATAAAAGAAAATGATGTAATCATTGATATTGGCGCAAGCTGTGGAACACTGGTTGATTTTTGTATTTCTAGAAATGTAAGTAAAATAATTGCTTTAGAACCATCCGCTTCTTTTAATATTTTAGAAAAAACATTTCAAAAAGAAAATAAAGTTATTGTCGAAAACAAAGCAATCTCAATCGACAACGAAAATAAAAATCTTACTCTTAGCCCATTTACTACATTAAGTATTTTAGAAGAAGATAGTAAATCCGATGTAAATACAGTTTCTGTTAAGTGCATATCTTTGGATCATTTATTTTTTAAATATAATTTAGATAAAGTGGACGTTCTAAAAATAGATATAGAAGGTTTTGAATACAAAATATTTGAAAATATATCGTATTCTGTATTAGAAAAAATAAATAAAATAATTTTAGAGTTCCATTTGAACGATGGAATTAAACTAACAAATGTTAAAAATAAATTAAAGCTTTCAGGATTCGCAGTTAAACAATATGATTTATTCTTTAATGAGAATTCTGATTTTAATCTTGAGAAAGGAGTTTTGTTCGCTTTTAAAACCCAAACTGTTGATATTATTAATGAATCTGGTTCTCTTGGCGATGCGATAGCTTGGACTGGAATCATAGATTCTTTTCAGAAAGAAAAGAATAAACAAATTAACTTCTACACTCCTTATAAAAATTTATTTCAAGACGCATATCCTAATATTAATTTTTATAATTATTGGGAAAAACCTTTAACATCAACAGAGTCTTATCATATTGGATGTTTTGATATTGATGGCATCAAATGGAATCAATTAAGTTTACAAGAAATAGCTTGTAAAATATTAAAGATAAAAAACAAAGAAATCAGATCAAAAGTTGCTTTACCTAAAGATCTTAAAAATAATTTCAAAAGAAAATACGTTTGCATTGGATCTCTATCAACTTCTCAAGCAAAATTCTGGAATAATCCTTCTGGATGGACAAGAACTGTAGAATATTTAAATAGTTTGGGATACGATGTCGTATCTATAGATAAAAATAATAATATTGGTTGTGGCGAACATGTTAATTATATTCCAGTCAACTCTATAGATAAAACTGGAGATTTTCCTTTATCAGATAGAATCAACGATTTATATTTTTGCGATTTCTTTATTGGTTTGGGATCTGGTTTATCTTGGTTAGCTTGGGCAGTTGGAAAGCCAGTTATAATGATATCTGGATTTTCAGATCCTGTTTCTGAATTTTATACTCCATATAGAGTTATAAATAGAAATGTATGCAATAGTTGTTGGAACGATCCTGATTTAACTTTTGATAAAGGAAATTGGGCATGGTGTCCTAGAAATAAAAATTTCGAATGTTCTAAAGAAATTTCGTTCGAAATGGTAAAAGAAAAAATCGATCAATGCATTAAAGATTTAAATAAATATTCATAATAATTACACTGCTGTTCTAAAGTAAATTTAGAAATAGCATTATTGTAACAATTTTCAGGATTGATTAATTTATCTATGTTTTGCATGGCATAAATCATATCATTTGCATTATTACATCTGAATCCAGTTTGCCCTTGCATTACAGTTTCAACAAAACCGCCGAAATCAGTAGTTATCGTTGGAGTTCCTGAAAATTGAGCTTCAATAACTGTCCAATTGCAAGGTTCTATAAATAAAGACGGCGCAAATAAAAATTTGGCATCACTAAGTAAATACATTCTTTTAATAGAATCAACAAAACCAACAAATTGACAATATTTAGTATCTTTTAAACCAAGTATATTTGGACCAGCAAAAATTATATCTTGTTTTAAATCGTTACATATATCATAAGCAACTTTTGCTCCTTTCGCTTCTGTAATCCTGCCTAAAAACAGGGCGGTATTAGATTTGTTTTTCTTATAAAGAAAATCATTAGGATCAAAACCGGGATAAACTACAAATTCATTTCCTATATTTATATTGGTTGAAGAATATCCATGCATTTTGTGCATTTGACTATGAGTTTCAAACATTTTAACTGGCGCGAACATACTATCGTAACCAATGCTAGGTTCTACTACAATAGCTTTTTTATAAAAATGCTTAACACATTGTTCATGAGCAAATCCAAACCAACATAATATAAATTCTTTATCTGATCTTATTCTTTTATTTAATTCTGATGTGCAATTGTTATTAAATATTTTTACAGCTTCTGTATTTATATCTTGATTGAATCCCTTAGTCTCCCAATCATTTAAGTTGCCATAACTGTTTTTTAATATATTATTATTAGTAACATTAATATGTTCTGTGCAATTAACGCTAGAGTTTTCATGACCATAATGATAAACAGTGTGACCTCTTTTGGTCATTTCATCACAAAATTTGTAAACCTTTTGAACAAACGCACACAAAGATATGTTTTTACTTGTAGGTGAGTACGGAACACTTAGACAATGAAAAACCATACAATATAGTGTAACTCCTTTCATAACATGTCAACCAAAAAGAAGAAAATTCAAAAAGAAAAAGAAGATCTAAACGAAATCATTGCCGATAATCATTTTAGATCAGTTAAATTGAACATTAAAAACTTCAATTTAACAGATAAGCAAAAAAGTTTCGCGCAGATAGCATTCGATAAGAATACTAAAATTATTTTTATCAATGGCCCAGCAGGTTCTTCTAAAACCTTTTTAGCAGTCTATTGTGCGCTTCATATTTTAAATATGAATTCGAGAGCGGAATTGAAATACATTAGAACAATCGCTGAATCAGGTGAAAGAGCGTTAGGTTCATTGCCTGGAACTGTAGATGAGAAGTTTAATCCATTTATGATGCCTTTGTATGATAAATTGGATGAGCTACTTCCTATGAGTCAATCAAAATACTTAGAAACCAATGGTTTTATCGAAGCGTTACCAATTAATTTCTTAAGAGGAGCAACTTGGAATGATAAAGTAATTATCGCAGATGAATCTCAAAACTATAGCAGTAAAGAATTAGTCACGCTTCTCACTCGTATTGGAGAAAATACTAAAATGTTTATCTGCGGTGATGCTATGCAATCAGACATTGGCAACAAATCTGGTTTCATGAAAGTATACGATCTTTTCAATAACAAAGAAAGCGAAGACAGAGGAATTTATTGTTTCCAATTCGATGAAGAAGATATCATGCGTAGTGAAATATTAAAGTACATAGTTTCAGTGTTTAAAAAATTAGATAAAACTAATATACAGTGATATAATATTGGTGTATGTACTGTAGCCAATGTGGTTTTAAAAATGGGATTGGATCGAAGTTTTGTTCTAGCTGTGGAACAGCTTTAATGACGAATGTTCAACAACCCCAGATTAGAAAACAAATTCAAACTACACAAAAAGAAGTAGACGAAGATGGTTTGCCTACTTCTGTAGTCAAGCCAAGACGTTTAGAATATGAAATTGAAAGACCAGAGAAGAATAAGTTTCTAGCAAGTGAAATAATTCATTCTCCTCCATCTTCTGAAAAATTTTCTAGACCGAGAGGCAATGTCAGCAAACTTACTAAGGAAGAATACTTGTCACAATCATTAAAAGAGTGCGCTTCTAGTAAGAACTTCAAAGAAATAAATGAAGCATAAAAATAAAAAAACTTTTGAGGAAATGTATGAAATCATAGATCAAGTCATAAAAAAAAGAAAAGCCAAGTGGAAATTAAAAGCAATTGTTTGGTTCGACTTTGAAGACATTGAGCAGATAATAAAGATTCATATACATAAAAAATGGCATCTATGGGATCAAAAGCGACCCATAGAGCCTTGGGTTAATAGGATAGTCTCAAATCAGATAAAAAATATAATCAGAAATTCTTATAGTTGTTTTGTAAAGCCGTGCGTGAATTGTTCTTTTAACACAAATAAAGGCGCAGTTTCTTCTGGAGAAGATAATGCTTGTGGATTTACTCCTAGTCAAAAACAATGCAACGAATGTCCATTGTACGCTAAATGGGAAAAGACAAAAAAGAATGCTTACGATTTAAAAATGACAGTGAGTTTGCAAAATCATCAAAATTATTTTATTTCTATACCAGAAAATGAATCTGTTAATTTTTCCAATGCCGAAAAGAAACTTCATTCTTTGATGAAGGAAAATTTAAACGATAAACAGTTTTTTGTTTATAAAATGTTTTTTATTGACTGTCTTACTGATGATGAAGTAGCAAGATTTTTAAAATTCAAGACCAATGAGAAAGGTCGCAAGGCTGGATACAAGCAGATTAAAAATTTAAAAAAAATGCTATATCTAAAAGCGAAAAATTTGATAAAAGATAACGACGTTTTTAACAATGAGTGATTTATCTGAAGAGCAACAAGTATTTATCAATAAAAAAATAGAAGAAGGTCTAACAGATTATATTGTTATAGCTAATCTTTTATTTAAAAGAGAAGATTTACATGGCCGTTCAAAAGAATCAAAGCTAGTAAGAGATTATATGATCTCTTCTGGGTCCATAAGCAAGAAAGAAAAAGCCAAACCAAAAGCGGACCCAGAAGCACTTACTGCGGCGCACATAGAATTTATAGACAGTAATATCAAAACAGGAATAACTCCAAAACAAATCACAGAATTATTGTTTTCTAAAGAATTAGCAGGAGTATCTAATCTAAATGTTTTTATTACGCCTCAATACAGGGCAGTACACAAATACATCAAAGAAAAGCATCCAGATTATTTGGTTGAAAGCGAATCAGCAGTTAATGAAAAGTATGTTGTGCCAAGAAGTTTATCTTCTGCCATCAAAAAAGTAAATAAATGGGCTGGACAAGATTTATCTGAGGATAAATTAACATTGCAGCATAGAAAATATTTAGAAAAGCTATTGACTTATTTAAATAGTCCACGCTTTGTACAAAACTACGATTCTTATCGTAGCTCTAATGATAAAGATCTTTTTGAAGCTGAGTTTGTGCGTTCAGTTTGGGACAAACCAGATCTTACGATTGATGAAACTAATTTATATATAAATGTTTGCATGGATTATATCAATCTTAAACAAATTGATATGAAAAAAAATAAAGTAAATGAAATGTTCAACGATACTCAAGAACAAAAAGATTTTACAATGCGATTGACTGAAGTTTTAAAGACTATTTCAGAAGAATATAATCAATGCGCCCAACGTATAGATAAGTCTTTGCAGAAATTGAATGGCGAACGATCTAAACGTATAGAATCTCATCAACAAAAGAACGCTTCGATACTTAGTTTGGTAGAATTGTTCCAAGATGAAAACGAAAGAAAAATGATGATTCAGATTGCAGAAATGCAAAAGAAAGTTGTCAAAGAAGAAGCTGATAGATTGGAAACAATGTCTGCATGGAAAGCTAGAATTTTAGGAATTACAAAAGAAGATGCTATATGATCGAATGTAAAGTCTGTCAAGAATCTTTTGTAAATGATAAATGCTTTCACGCCCATTTAAAGAAACATAATCTATATCAAGGAGAGTATTATTGTAAATATTATCCTCGCTTTTCATTTTTTTATAAAAAACAAATACCATTTAAAAATAAAAGAGAATATTTTGAAACAGAGTTCCTTGATTATAATGAATTTTCTGAATGGGAAAGATCAGAGAATCAAGAAATCGTAAAAACAAAATGCGTATCGATGCTAAAAAATAGAATACAAGAAAAAAATTATCATTACGCACCTTTTCATAATGAATTGAAGACTTTGGATCTTCCAAATATAAATATATTCAAGAAGCATTTTGGATCTTATAATTCTGTTTGTAAGTTGCTGGATAAAGAGCCGCTTTTTAATAAGCCTTTGCCAAAAACTTTTAATAAAATTTCTTTAAAGAATGAAACTATGCTTGTCGATACTCGCGAACAAGATCCTTTAGAATTTCCTAATGTAAAGATTGAAAAATTATTTATTGGTGATTATTTAATGAACGCTCAAGAATATAATTATACTTTTGTAGATAGAAAAAGTGAAAATGACTTTTTAGGAACTTTAGCTTCTGGAGTTGATCGTTTTGAAAGAGAAATCCAAAGGACTTTTGAATTGGAAGGATATTTATTTATTGTAATAGAGTCCACAATAGATAGTATAATAGATAATCATCGAAAATACAAAAGAAAAACGAACTTAGAATACGTCTTTCATAATATGCGACATTTGACGCATAAATATCCTAGACATGTTCAGTTTGTATTTACGGGCAGTCGAAAAAAATCAATCGAAATTATACCAAAGCTTTTATATTTTGGAAAAGATTTATGGCAAGTAGATTTACAATACTTTTTAGATCATGAGTTGGGAAACAGGTAACCAAAGAATAAGAAAAAATCAGTTTATTTCTAATGAAGAGCTTTCTGAAAAGCAAGGCTTCTTGGAAGAACGTGAAGCGAAGCTTTTGTTTTATCAATTCTTGAGAAACAATATTACTTTTACTACTGATTTAATTACAGGAGTTAAATTGTTTCCATTTCAACATATGGCTGTCAAGTCAATGTTGGAAAGCGATTATTTTTTAGGAGTTTGGTCGCGTGGCATGAGTAAAAGTTATACTACTGGTATTTTTGCCATTCTAGACGCGATATTAAATCAAGGAATAGAGATAGGTATTATGTCTCGTTCTTTTCGTCAGTCAAAAATGATATTTAAAAAGATAGAAGATATTGCCGCCAAGCCTGAAGCCTATCTTTTAAAACAATGTATTACCCATGTATCAAAAAATAATGATGAATGGCTAATGGAAATAGGTAAAAGCCGTATTCGCGCATTGCCTTTAGGTGATGGTGAAAAACTTCGTGGTTTTCGTTTTCATCGTATTATTATTGACGAGTTTCTATTGATGCCTGAACGCATTTATAACGAAGTTATTGTACCATTCTTGTCCGTAGTTCAAAATCCAACTCAGCGAGAAGAATTGTATAATCTAGAAACTCAATTGATTGAGAAGGGCGAGATGAAGGAGGAAGATAGATATGTTTGGCCCAACAATAAACTGATTGCTCTATCATCAGCGTCTTTTAAATTTGAATATCTTTATAAATTATACGAGCAGTATGATAATTTAATACATAATCCTAAGCCAACAGATTCTTCTAAGCGTTGTGTTATGCAATTTTCTTACGATTGTGCGCCAGTTCAGTTATACGATCAGAATCTAATCAATCAAGCAAAATCAACAATGAGTGAATCGCAGTTCCAAAGAGAATTTGGCGCTCAATTTACAGATGATAGTTCTGGATATTTTAAAATATCTAAAATGGCGCTATGTACAGTACCTGATGGAGAAACACCTTCTGTAGAAGTAGTAGGTAATCCAGAAGATGAATATGTAATAGCCGTTGATCCTTCTTGGTCAGAAACTGAAGGGTCGGACGATTTTGCTATACAAGTAATAAAAGTTAATTACGAAAAACAAATGGGTACGTTGGTGCATTCGTATGCATTAGCTGGAGCTTCACTAAAAGATCATATTAAGTATTTCTTATATATTCTCAAAAACTTTAATGTTGTCGCTATATGTATGGACTATAATGGTGGTGTTCAGTTTATGAATTCTTGCAATGAAAGTGAATTGTTTAAAGACGAACAGATTGAGTTAAAATGCGTAACAACAGAGTTTGAAAGGCCAGAAGAATACCAATCTAATCTATATGCCGCAAAATCAGAATATAATAAAACAGATTATAAAACAGTTTTCATGAGAAAACCTACATCAGCTTGGATTCGTCAAGCGAATGAATTATTGCAAGCTAATTTTGATCATCGTCGTATATATTTTGCAAGCAGAGCTATGGATGATCATTACAAGTCACAAATAAACAAAAGAATAGGAATAGAAAATCTTAAATTTTCTAATGTGTCTGATTTGGATAAAGCGGATGTCGGCGCAAGAATGATTGACTTTGTTGAACATTTGTCAGATATGATACTTTTAACAAAAACAGAATGTGCGCTTATACAAATAACAACTTCTGCACAAGGTATGCAAAATTTTGATCTTCCTGCTAATCTAAAACGTAAATCAGGTCCAGATAAACCAAGAAAAGATAGTTATTCAGCATTAGTATTGGGAAATTGGATGACAAAGATTATAATTGATATGAGAACTGTTACTGTAGAAGATAATACAGAAACATTTACTCCTATGTTTATAGCGTAAAAGTAACTTTCAAAGTCACTTTTAAAGTTATAAGTGTAAAATAAAGAATATGAGTCGATCTTATAATAAAAAGTCTTCTTACTGGAATAGATTTTCTAGAGGCGCAAAGGAAAATAATAACAGTAATTTAGAGGACTTGGTTAACAACAATTCTGAATCAGAACCAAGTTTTGTTGGCGATTCTTTTTACGAAAGCTCTGCCAGTTACGAAAGAAATAATTTTTCTGGTTCTGGAGATGGTGGCACTTCTATTAGAAGAAACTTGGCTTATGTAGGACCAAAGATTTATAAATACGCGAATATCCGTGAAGGTTTATTGCCTTTCGAGATGTCAGTTAATGGGTACAATATCCGTGATGCTATCGAATTGTGTCAAAAAGCTTACGCCAATGTAGCTATTTTTAGAAATGCGGTAGATATCATGTCGGAATTTGCTAATGCAGAAATTTATTTAGAAGGTGGTAGCCAAAAAGCTCGCGACTTTTTTTCTAAATGGATGAAGTACACAAAGATGTGGAACGTTAAAGATCAGTATTTTCGCGAATATTACAGAAGCGGCAATGTTTTCTTTTATAAAGTAAATGCTAAATTTACTATTGATGATTTTCAAAGCATATTAGAGACATATGCTAATTACGATGGAGACTCTTATGAAACAAATGTTGAAATTCATAACTACCCAACACCTTATGATGTAAAGAATTTAATTCCTGTTCAATATATTCTATTGAATCCTTTTTATGTAACAGTAAATAGAACAAGTTCTTGGAAGAAAGTTGTTTATCAAAAGATTCTTTCAGAATATGAGTTAGAAAGATTGCAGAATCCAAAAAACGATAGAGATGTAGAAGTATTTAATAGTCTAGATAAAGAGACCCAAACTAAAATAAAGCATGGTCAATGGGCGCAAGACGGATTAAAGATTCAACTCAATCCAACAGATGTAATATATTCTTTTTATAAAAAGCAAGACTATGAACCTTTTGCTATTCCTTTTGGATTCGCCGTTTTGGACGACATTAACTTCAAGATGGAAATGAAGAAGATAGACCAAGCTATTTGCCGCACAATTGAGAATGTCATTCTATTGATAACGATGGGTACTGAGCCTAGCAAAGGCGGCATCAATCATAAAAATATAAAAGCCATGCAAGGCTTGCTAAATAATGAATCTGTAGGTCGTGTTCTTATCGCTGATTATACTACAAAAGCAGAATTCGTTATTCCCGATCTAAATAAAGTTTTAGGTTATGAAAAATATAAAATAGTAAATGAAGATATCAAAGAAGGTCTTCAGAATATTCTTATTGGTTCAGAAAAGTTTGCAAATACAACAGTAAAAGCACAAGTATTTTTTGAAAGACTAAAAGAAGCTAGAAACGCATTCTTAAATGATTTTCTACGTCCTGAAATGGAACTTATATTTAGAAATTTAGGATTTAAAGGTAAGTGTCCTATTGCTAAATTCGAAGAAGTTTCAATCAAGGATGAAACTCAGTTTAATCGCGTCGTGACTCGCATGATGGAACTTGGAATTCTTCCTCCAGAAGAAGGTCTCAAGGTTATCGAAACAGGTATTTATCCAACTCAAGAAGAGTTAGCCGCCGCTCAAACCAAGTTTGTCGAAGAGCGCAAGAAAGGTTTTTATAATCCAATCGTTGGAGGCGTTCCAGTTATTCCTCCTGCGATGCCAGAAGTTCCAAATATTGGAGCCAAGCCACCAATGAAGAAGACTACAACTCCAACTGAGAGAGGTCGTCCAATGGGGGCTAAAGCTTCATCAATATTTGCTAAAGAAGCTATTGCCAAAACGATGGAAAGCACAAAAGTTTTATATTCAATCATCGAAGGCGAATTAAAAACAAAATATAAAAAGAAAAAGCTAAATGAAGAGCAAAAGAAGGTAGCTGAGAGTTTATCAGAAGCTATTATTATTGGTTGCGAAAATGAAACTTGGGAGACGGTAGCAAAAACAGTTGTTAAAGATCCTTCTATATTAGATAAGGTCAGCATACTACCAGGAATTCAAGAATTGGGCGCAGAACATCAATTAGAGACGTATTCTGCTGCTCTTTTATATCACAGTACTAAATACTCAGTGTAAATTTATATATTATGTTTAAATATAGAACGTCATTTGAGAATTTTGTAACCGCTAGTCTAAATTTTGATACCAATGTTCTCGTATCTAAAGCTTCTTTAGATTCTCTAAAAAGCCTTATCCCTTCATCTGTTAACTTGGATACAAACGTTGATTTAATTGGGGCGGCTTTTAATGCTGCACTGGTTAATAAATTCAATAAGAATGGCGACGGCATCGATACTAACACTGCTATTGCATTCAAGAATTATTTTATTCATAAGCCAACTAACATTGAGCATAAAAAGCAAAGAGTAGTAGGACATATTGTTAATTCGGCGTTTTCTGCTATCGGTTCTAATAAGATTATTTCAGATGAAGATGTAAAAGGAAAGTTAGATCCATTTAATATTTCTTTGGCGGCTGTAGTTTATAAGACTGTTGATAGAAGTTTTGCTGATGCTCTCATAGAATCAAATGATCCTGAATCAAATCTATTTCAAAGAATAAGTGCAAGTTGGGAAATTGGATTTAATGAATATATGGTTGCGGTTGGCAGTGCTGATTTGAGCCAAGCAGAAATAATCACAGATAAAAAACAAATAGAAGAATTTAAAAAATATTTAAGAGGTTTTGATGGTCCTGGAGTAATGAATGACGGTACTCCAGTTTATCGTTTAGTCACTGGTCGCATTTATCCATTAGGAATAGGATTCACAACCAATCCTGCGGCAGATGTTCAAGGAGTAATTATTGATGATGGATCTTCTGAAATGATTAAAAACGATACCGAAGCTGAAGAAATAGAATCTTTTGAAGTAAATTCATTAGATTTGTTACGAATAAACAAGAAAATATTTTCACAAGAAGAAAAAACGACTGTAAATACATCTAAAATAAATACTATGGATCTAGAACAAATACTATCCGCACTAAAGACCGTTCTTGCTGAAAAGCAAGAGACTGTCAACTTTAATGAAGAGGCCGTTGCTAACATTTCTCATAAGATCGCCGAAAGCATTAAGTCAAAGAACGACGAATTTAAGTCTCAACTTCAAGCTGCTGAAGAGGCTAAATTAAAGGCTATCGCTGAAACCGAAAAGTTGCGCGAAGATCTAAACGCTACAATTTCTAAGCTTGGTGAACTAGAGTCCGCCGTAGCCGCCAAGAATAGTCAAGAACTTTTCAATACAAGAATGGGAATTCTAGATCAAGAATTTGATTTCGATGATCTTGATAGATCAATTTTAGCTAAAGATATTACTTCTTTAGATAGTTCAGACGAAGCATTCGCTTCTTACAAAGAAAAGCTTTCTGTAGTTTACAGACATAAGAGCAAGGCTTTTAAGACTGAACAAGAAAAAGTTTTCCAAGATAGACTCGAAGCCGAATTAGCCAAGAGACTAAAAGATACTCAAACAGTCGCTCAAGCGACAGAAAAAACCGTACAAGTAGAAACTGCTTTGGCAAACGCCAAGGAAGAAACTGCTGTTATTTCTAGTCAGATTGAAGTCACTGAGGCTCAACCCTCTTGGAAAGAAAAGATCGCAAAAGCTTTCTCGAAAGAAAACATAACAATTAAATACTAAAAATATATGTCACTAAGATTATATCCATTCAGACAATATAGCGACTTTGACGTTGTCAATATGTTCGCCAATACCACCTGCGATGATAATCCATCTACCAATGGTAATGGTTCCGCTGGTGTTTTCGTTAAGGTAAACGCTGGTAACTTGGATCTTGATCCAATTACCTACGGAACCAACGCTTATCTAGGTAACACTGACTATCCATTCCTTGGAGCCGCTCAGTATCCTAGCGTTCCTCTTACCTTCACTGCGGCTACCAATGACGCTCCAGTTCTTGGTATTACGCTCAATCAAACACTCGCCTTTGATGAAAATGGTGAAAAGCTCCTCTATAATCCTGTAAAGAGACAAGAGCTACAAGCCGTTCTCTCTGGACAAGCTGTTCCAGTAGCCACCCGTGGTATCTTCACTTTAAATGATACTGCTGTTGACTGGGTTGACGCTAACATGGTTGTCAATTCTCACCTTCTTATCTCTGCTAATGCTGGTAAGGTTACCGGATTGGCCCCAACAACTTCTGGTCCTCTCACTGGTCAATATTCTATCATCGGTAAAGTATTGGCTACTGGCAGCAGATCCAGTCAAAATGGTAAGAGCGACTATTTCGCCGGTACAACTACTGGTAAATACGTTATCGTACAAATCGATTGTGCTAACGCCTCTGTACTCTAATCTTTAAATATAAAATAACATGAAAATCGTTTTAAAAAGAACAGACGAACAAGTTGAACTAATCAAGGCTATGGCTTCTCGCAACCGTGAGGTTGCTTATGAAGCTCAAATTGCTTTAGCTCAGTTCATTGGACCCGTCCTCGCTGAAGTTATTAACAACGCTCCTACCGTTTCTAATCTCTTCACCAGCCTCCAATTCAACGCTGAAGATAATCCTTCAATTCCTTTGGATCTCTACTACGACATTTTTGACGAAGATTATATCAAGGTCTATAGTCAATCTGTTGCCGGTGGTCTTCCTCAGAACATCGTTCAACCTACAGCTTCAGAGCTAAAGGTTGCTACTTACAAGCTCGACAGCGCCGTCGCTTTCGACAAGAAGTACGCTGCCAAGAGCCGTCTAGATGTAGTTAGCAAGACTTTCACTCGCGTAGCTCAAGAAGTTATGCTAAAGCAAGAAAGAACTTCAGCTAATCTTCTTCTTACCGCTCTAGCTCAAGCTTCTACTGGTAATGATGCCACTGCCGCTAATAACTATCACGTTTTCCGTACTGCTGCTGCTGGTCGTTTCGTTCTTAACGACTTGAACAAGTTGTTCACCAAGATTAAGCGCATTAACGCTTCATTCGTCGGTGGTACTCCTTCTGGCGCTCGCAGAGGATTGACTGACCTCATCGTTTCTCCTGAAATCGTTGAGGAAATTCGTGGTATGGCTTATAATCCTATTAACACACAAGTCGCTCCTGTTACTGTTGGTTCTAACACAGCCGGTAACGCTCCTGTAGTTGCTACAGATGCAGTTCGCGATCAAATCTTTAGTCAAGCCGGTCTACCTGAATTCTATGGTGTTAGCATCATGGAAATTCTCGAACTCGGAATTGGAAAGAGATTCAACACTATCTTTGATACAGTAGCAGGTGCTACAGCTTACGCTGACCACTATAGCATTCAATCTTATGGTGGTACTGCCACAGCTTTCAATGGCGCTACTGAAGAAATCATTGTTGGTATCGACAGAAGCCGTGATTCTCTAATCCGTGCTGTAGCTGTTGATTCTGATACTGGATCTGAATTCAATCTCACTGCTGATGATCAATATACTCTCCGTCAAGGAAAGATTGGTTATTATGGTGGTCTAGAAGAAGGACGTATGGTTCTCGACAATCGTGCGTTGGTCGGTCTAATTGTCTAATATATACGGTTAAACAAAATTGGCGTTATCCGAAAGGGTAACGCCTTTTTTATTGAATTATTTAAATAATAACAAACTATAATATATGGCTAAAAAGCTCGTAAAGAAAGACGATAAGAAGTCTAAAAAAGATCAAGCTCCAAAATCAGCTTTGGATAATCTTATTCTAGCTGATGGTAAAGTAACTGAGCCGCTGGAAGATCCAGATATTAAAAAAGTAAAAGAGCTAGAAGAAATTTTAGGTGTAAAAAAAGTTAATCCCTTTGGAACTTATAACTTAGAAGTTTTTAAAGAGAAGTTGAGCGACATGACTAACTTAGATTTACAAAATTTATGTGAACGAGTTGGTATTTTTGCTAGTGGATCAAGAATGCAAATTAAAGAAAAGTTATTGCGCGAATTCAAGTCGGTAGCAAGAGGCACAATCTCTATGACCGCTGAATCTCCTAGTGTTCAACTAGATCCCAATAATCCTTTGCATAAAAGAACTTTAAAAATTCTTGGTGAAATATAATATACATTACAGTACATAATTATGGAACAGAATCAAATTAATCTATCAACAGTAACTGACGTTCAACTAAAGGCGTTTGCCTATGATGAACTAGGAAAGATCGAAGTCGCTCAAGCTAATCTTCGCGTTATCAATCAGGAGCTTGCAAATCGTGCAAAGGCTTCTGCTGGTGCGTCTAGTAATGGAGTAGTGAATCCAGATCTTCCAGTAGTTAAGTAATATTAAATAACTCACGAACCCAAGCGTAAGCTTGGGTTTTTTTTGTCTCTATATTTAATATATGGTGTAATATTTATCAAATGGCTACTCAGTTAACAGTCATAAGAGGCGACACATTTCCTACGCAAACAATAACAGTTACGTCTGATTCTTTAGATTTTAGTAATATTGTTTGCACAGGACAAATTCGTCCTCATCCTGATGGAAATTTATTATATACTTTTGTACCTACAATAGTAACTGGAGTAGTTGGAACTGGGATAGTAGAATTTGATATACCTTCAAGTATAACAAAAGCTTTTCCACCTATTAATTTATATGGTGATGTGCATTTCTATTCTACAGGAATTCAAGATCGTACGCTTTTTGAATTTAGATTAGATGTTTTAGCGGATGTAACACATTTATAAAATGTCTATTAATGTCAATACTTCCTCTAATTCTAATCAAATAAATGTAACCGTTGGAGGCGGATCGAATTCTACTGTTGTTGATAGTAGTAATAATAATAACATATTAATTCAATCTGTCGCGCCAGAAGGTTCTTTAACTAGAATAGTAGAAAGAGGTCCATCAGGAAGTTCTGGTACTAGCGGTTCTTCTGGAAGTAGTGGCACAAGTGGAACTTCTGGATCAAGCGGTTCATCAGGAACTTCTGGTTCATCAGGTTCTAGCGGCAGTTCTGGTACAAGTGGAACGTCTGGTTCAAGTGGAAGTTCTGGTACAAGCGGAACATCTGGAAGTTCTGGTTCAAGCGGTTCTTCTGGATCAAGCGGATCTTCAGGAAGTAGTGGAAGCAGTGGAACATCAGGAAGCTGCGGTACTTCTGGAAGCAGCGGTACAAGTGGAACTTCAGGATCAAGCGGAAGCTCTGGAAAAGATGGTACTTCTGGATCAAGTGGAAGCTCTGGAAGTTCTGGAAGCAGTGGAACATCAGGAAGCTGCGGTACTTCTGGAAGCAGCGGTACAAGTGGAACTTCAGGATCAAGCGGAAGCTCTGGAAAAGATGGTACTTCTGGATCAAGTGGAAGCTCTGGAAGTTCTGGAAGCAGTGGAACATCAGGAAGCTGCGGTACTTCTGGAAGCAGTGGTACAAGTGGAACTTCAGGATCAAGCGGAAGTTCTGGAAAAGATGGTACTTCTGGATCAAG